TTCACATCTGGCGCATCGCATAGGTGGGGGTGATTCGCTTTATCAATGGAGGTCAATTTTTTTGTCAATTTTGGTGGGGTAAAATCCACCGCAACTCTGGATCCCCAAGATCGACGGTCGCCCACCAAGGCGGCCGTTTCTTTTTTCGTAGATCACCCCCGAAAACCACCCCCAATTCTTAGTTGAAAATGATGAGAACACTAACAGAACATTGGCTTTTTGTTTAATGATTTCAATCTTAAAAATCGAGTGTTAGTAAGTAGAGGGGGGGGGAGGGGTAAATCAACAGTATAAGGCCCTCCCCCCTCCCCCCCGGTGGTTTACTAACACTCGATTTTCAGGATTGATGTGAAAGGCTTTTCCGGGGAAGTTCTGTTAGTGTTCTTGTCGTTTTCAACTAAGAATTCGACCCGGTGGCTTTCGCCGTTTTGAACCTGTGGTTCCAGCACCGCTGGAAGGGCCACAGAGCCCCTTCACCGAAAAGGCTATGCCTGTGCCCACCTGCATGTCAACCAGCCTGTACGGGGCTGTGGCAGGTCGTGGCGGGGCATGCTAAAGTAGACGGAATAGGAGAACCAATGCATGGCCAAGAAACCCAAGCCCAAAACCAAGAAACCCGAAGACCCACCACGGCCTGTCGGAAGGCCACCAGCCGAGTACAAGCCCGAATACTGTGATCAGATCATCGAATGGGGAAGGCAAGGAAAATCAAAGGCTTGGCTTGCCGCCTCGCTGGGCGTCAGCCGCAACACCATGTTTGGATGGGCCGATCAGCACCCGGATTTTCTGAAAGCCTTGGAAATTGCTGGGGAACTTTCACAACTTTGGTGGGAAGATGCTGGCCAGAATGGCATGCAGGCTCCGGGCTTCAACGCGGCCATCTGGAATCGGTCGATGGCGGCCCGGTTCCCGGCGGATTGGCGCGAGAACAAGGAAACCAAGATCGTCGGCCCGGACGGCGGCCCGGTGCAGGTGAACGTGCAGCGCATCGACGTGAACAACCTGCCGTCGCAGGCCCTCGACATGCTGGAACGGGCGCTGGAGATCATGGAGAACGGCGAAGAGGCCGAAGTGATCGACGGCGAGGCGACGGAGGAGGAATGATGCTGCTGAACGGTGGCAGCTATTGCCCGGTGTGCGCTGCAGTCATCGCGGTGGCCGGTGGGGCCGTGGTCGCGTGGATGGCGGTGGACATCTGGCGCAGGGAGCGCCGACAGGGCAAATGAAAAAGGGCGGGATCTCTCCCGCCCCTCTTCAGTCCCGAAAGTATCCGTGTCGGCCCAAGCTCTCCAACAAGAGCCGCCGGATAGCCTCCGTGGTTTTGAATCCGCCGCCGCGGTCGGCCACATAGGCCTTCAGGGCGGTCATCACGTCGGTCGTCACCATGACGTTGACCTGATGCCCGCGGCCGGTGACCGGGCGGCCACGTTTCTTCTTTTTGTCTACGTTTTTTGTTTGCGTTGCCATGCGATTCGGTGTAGACCAAATCACCGGCGCAATCAAGCGCCCAACCTTTGGAGATCACCATGGACCGCTTTGACAACCTTTCCCCCGCCCAGATCGCCGACCTGATCGGCAACGTCGATGCGCAGACGAAGGCCCTTGAGGCCGAGAAGAAGGCGCTCCGCGCCGCGCTGGAGGCCCGCAACCTCGACGCCGACACCATCTGCGGCGACCAGTTCGCCATCTCCTTCGGCCTGCGCAACGGCAGCGTCACCCTCGACAAGGCCGCCGTCGAGAAGGCGCTGGGTGCCGATTGGGTTGCGGCCAACAGCAAGGTCGGGGCCGCGTCGGTGGTCATGACCATCAAGGCCATCAACTCTGCCGCCGCCAAGGCGGCGTGAGGGGAGGGGCCGGTGGCTTAACGCCCCCGCGCAGGCACCGGCCCCCGCCACGACATGGACATGGAAAAGCTTCTCAAGATCTTGGGCATGACCGGCTCCTCGCACGATGGCGAGGCGCTGGTCGCTTTGCGCATGGCGCAGCGCCTCATGGCGGCCGAAGGCAAGACGTGGAAAGACCTGATCGGCGCGCCTGCGGCGCAGCCGAAGCAGCAGCGCCAGCGCCAATGGTGGGAGGATCCCGCCCAGCAGCAGCAGCAGCAGTGGAACGGCGGCTGGAATGGCACCAACAAGCAGCATCAGGACGAGATCCGGCGTGCGGCCGAAGAGTTCGAGCGGCGCAAGCGCAAACGCGAGGAGGAAGAGCGCGCCCGTCAGCGCGCAGAGGAAGCGCGCCAGAAGGCCGCCCAGCAGCGCAGCGACCCGACCAACGACGACATCGCCTGCAAGCATGAATGCCTGCGCATGCTCACCGAATGCCCGGAGATCCTGACCGATTGGGAGATGGATTTTCTCGTTAGCTTCGAAGACCGGCCCGACCACTATTCGATCTCCGACAAGCAGCGCGCGGTGTTCCAGAAGCTTCGCGCGCGATTCAGGGAACACAGGAAATGAGGGCTGCCACCTGCCGGGCGGTTCATGGGCCAGTGGACGCCGAGCTTCGCGTCTCGCTGGTTTATGCGGCAGGGCCGTCAGACGGCCAGTGGGCTACAACCCCGTCAGCCGGTGGGCGGTCTCCATGCCGCCGCGACCGGCAACCATTCAACTGAGGAGGAAACCATGATCGTCAAGGACAGAGACTCAAGCGCATACCAGTGCTGTGCAGATCCGGGGCTGATCTGCACCGGATCACACTGCATGGCGTGGCGCTGGCGCCATGGCGCGGACATCAGGAAGGGAGATCCGATCATGATGCCGTCCGATCACGCTCGCAGTGACACCGAAGGCTACTGCGGATTGGCAGGCAAGCCATGACCGACGACACCGACGACGACGACCTGATCGGCCATGCTGTCGGTTGGCAGAACCTCGCAGCAAGATACCATCTTGATGCCATGACGATTTACGACATCATGATGCGGCGTCACCAGTGGAACCGGTATCTTCTCGCGAACGAGTGGAACTACATGATGCGGCAGGCCGCAGCCTGCTACTTTCAGGCGCGGTTCTGCATGGGATTGGAAGAGGAGCCGACACAGCCATGACCGACGACGATCAGAATCTTGCCCAGACACAGAGCGAGATGAACGCGCTGCGCGACATCTTCCTGCTGGCGGCCAGCGGCCACAACAAGGGCACGATCATCTCCACCTGCATGCTGGTGATCTCCATCATGATCGATGATGCAACGCCTGAGATGAAGATCATCGCGCTCGACAACGTCGAGGCATCGCTGAAGTACCTGCGCGAGCTTTACAACATCACTGATGAGGGGAGGACAAAGCAATGACCGAATTCTGGCTGGGCTTCGCGACCGGCGCGCTGGGCCTGCTGGCAGGCTCCGCGGCCGTGGGCTTGGCCATGGCTCCATTGATGCGGTTCTCGCGCAATGACTTTGCGCCGGACCCGGAAGCCCAGAACGACATCCACCTGACGAAAATCAACTCAACCTATGTAAGGGAATTCCACCATGATTAACGCAATTGATACTGCCATCGAAACCGTGCGCAAGGCAGCGCGTGACCAGAGCGAAGGCATCGTGCGGGAATTGAACGCTGACTTCGACGCCCGCAACGTGGCGCTGACGGTATACAACAACGCCCTTCAGCAGGTGCGCGCCATCCGCGAGCAGGCTGATGGGCTGGAGCGCGCGGCGCATGACGCCTTCAACAGCGCGATGACATCCAGCGGTGGCGTGACGCTGGCCATCGTCAACCAGATCAACCACGGCGAGATGGTGTCGTCGGTGGATTCGCCATCGCAGCGCAGCATCGCGCAGCCGCAGGTGTCGTGATGCCGACCGGCTTTGCCCAGTGGTGCTGGCTGGTTTTCTTCATGGTCGGCACACTTGGTGGTTGGTTATTCATAGGAATAATGATATGGCTATTGAGGAAGGAGAATCATCATGAAAACCCGAATGCAGTACGCGCACCCCGACCGGCCGCGGATCCCCGCCGTGACGAAGCCCGGAGGCCCGTTCATGATCATGTGGAATGGCAGGCCGAAGATGGTCACGCCCCGCAAGCATGGCGGCGAGCGCAGCAAGTACCAGCCGCACCAGAGCTTGCGCGAGACAGAGCGGCGCTGCCGCGTGATGTACGGCGGTGAACTATGATGTTCGTGGGCACCAACGAGCTACACCTGAACCAAGCCACCATGATGCTGGCGCTGCAGCATTGGCTGGACAAGAACACGGTGCATGTGCCTGCCGCGCGCGTGGTCGGCGTCAAGCAGGTGAATGATGAGTTCATCGTGATGCTGACGACAGAGCAGAAGAAGCCATGAAGGATTGGGCATTCGTCGTCCTGTGCCTTGGATCCACGCTGGCCATCATGATCGTGGCTGGATACGTCCGGATGTCGTCATGGCCGGAATGCCGTGACGGCTGGGCGTTCTGCTTCACGGCGGTGCTGCGATGATCCCGCGCGCAGCCGCTGAAGCCGCGGCCAAGAGCTACTATGATGGATGGGTGGCCATCAGCGGCTCCATCAATCGGCCGTGGGCAGAGATACCGCAAAGCTGGCGCGATGAGCATATTGCCGCGATGGTGAAGGCCATGCAGGCAGGCATCGATGCGTGGCCGGGGATGCGTATCCTTAGTCTTGCCGAGGATGACGACAGCGTTCACCTCCCCCTTACGAAGGAGGAACCCCATGAATGACATCACAATCCCTTCCGCTGCGATTGAGGCGGGCGCGAGGGCTATCCATGCCCGATATGGATTTACATCGTGGGAAGACTTGGGGGCGGCCGAAGAGGCTCTTGAGTGCGCCCGCGCCGCCTGCCTCGCCATGCTGGCAGCGTGGCCGGGGATGGATCACATGACTAGCGGTGCGCCTGATGCTGTTGATTGCATCTATCTCCCCCTTCCGCAGGAGGCCAGCGACGAGGACAGGCTTGAACCGAAGCCAGATTTCTTTGAGGTCAGCGAGAAGCATGGCCCGGTCTATGCAGCGATTGTCGAGGTCTGGGGAGAGCGCTGTCCGGACTTTGCCGAGGGGTGCCTTTGCTGCAAGGCATGGGCGGACTATGACGCCCGCCGTGGGGCTGCTGTGCAGTGGAGTCCGATAGCGCCCCAAGGCGAAATGGGTGTGCCTGAAATGCAGGATATTCTTGTTTGTGGTGACAGTCGCATTGGGGTGGGCTGGCTGTCAGAAGACCGATGGTATTGGGTTGGTGGTGAACGCATCGACAACGTAACCCACTGGATGCTCCTTCCCCCACCCCCATCAGGAGAGCCGAGAGATGACCAGTGAGACAGACGAACAGTTCGTGGAGCGGATGGCCGCATTGTTCCCCGGCCAAGACCGCCTTGTCGCCCTCGCCCGCCGTGGGGCTGCGGTGCAGTGGAGTCCGATAGAGGAAGCGCCGAAGGATAACGGGCGGGTTTTGCTATTCATTCCCCCGTATGGGGCAGGGTCTGGTCATTGGGTTGGCGCGGGATGGCTGGGCCATTTCGTGATAAACCGAGAGGCAGAACCCACCCACTTCATGCCCCTTCCACCACCCCCAGCAGGAGAGCCGAGAGATGGGGAATGACATTGCCGGGCGGCGCTACGACATAGATCGGCGTGAACGCGAGGAACGGGCGCTGCTATTGAAAGACCACCAAGACAAATTCGCCGCCGAATACGCCAAACTGAAAGAGGACTGCGGAAAGGTCGGCCATGTCATGGGGCGTATATGGGACAACGGGTTGGGCTGGGAATGGAAGATTTGCGCGTACTGCCACGCATCCTTCGATCATCAAAACTACACATCAGGAGAGCCGAGCGATGAGTAATTTAGGCGACCAGATGGTTGATATAATGGCCGCGCATAACGCTGGATACAACAGCGCCCGCGAAGAATACCGCAAGACGATTGCCAAGCAAGCCGACCGCATCGCCAAGCTTGAGGCCGTGCTGCGGGAGATTGCCTCGCTGCAAGTCATTGTAGCGTCCGATATGGCCCGCGCCGCACTAGAGGACCGCACATGAGCGAACTGAGAGAGAGGGTGGCGAGGGCTATTGCCCATGATGATTTCTTTGAGTTTGGGAATATGTCGGCCCACTTACAGAGCTTGTACCTTCGCAGGGCAGACGACGCCATTGCGCTGATCCGCCGTGAGACGCTGGAGGAAGCGGCGAGGCTGACGGAATGCAGCGTTGATAGCCTTACAGCGCGGGAGCAACAATTGCTCTTAGACAAGGCCGCCGCCATCCGCGCGCTGGGAGAGAAGCACCTGACGCCGCAGGAACAGGAAGCGATGCACAGTGCGCTGCGCGCCAGCGTCAAGAAGGTGACGCCATGAGCAACATCATCCAGTTCAAGCCACGCCCGCTGTCGCGCGCGGAGATGGAATACAAGTTCTTCCGCGACATGATGGAACGCGACATGAAGCGGCGAGAGCGCGAGCGGGAGCATCACCGTTCGCTGGCGAAGATTCCCGCCATTGGCGCAGCGATCTGCCTGCTGGTCGGGGTGACGCCGCTTGTGCTGATCCTTTTGGGAGTAAGGCCGTGAAAAAGGGTATTACGCTGGTCATGTGGACGGGATCTGCGATGCTTATTGGCCAAGGCACCAACGCATGGGTCGGATTCGGCGTCTATCTGGCGCTGTGGACAATTGCCGGGTTCATTGAAACGACGAGGTATGACGATGACTGATCACGCGACAGTGGACTACGTTGCCGACATCAAGGTGGGCGACAGGGTGTGGGTGATGACGGATAGGCATCGTAATAACAAGACATGGACGCTGCAGACCGTCACCAAGATTGCCCGCGTCTATTTCACGACGACGACAGATTATGAATATGTGGACGGCTTTGAATTCCGCCGCGATGGCGGCGGTGGTCGCGGCGAGAATGGCTACAGTTCAGGCCGCAGCGCCTGCGGCGAGATGGAAAAGTTTCTGTCGGAGCATCGCTACAGCATCACCCGGCAGGTTGAACATTTGCGCGACCTGCCCAAGCTGATCCAGATTGCGAAGATTCTGGGACTACCGACGCCAGTGAGCGTCAAGAAGGAGGAAGCATGACAATCTCACCACCGGCACCCATGGCGACCGCCGCGGATCTGTTGAAGATGCCCGGCCTCATGAGCCTGTTCGTTGACGCCTTCAACGGCGCGACGGGCAAGACGATGGAGGAAGACGCTGCGGTGGCACTTGCCGCTGTCCTCAATGCATGGCCCGACGCGAACAAGGCATACTTCGCGCAGGGTCCGGTCCTGATGCTGCCTATGCCAAAGGGCGGCGCATGAACGTCGGCGCGGCCATGGCCGGTGGCAACGGCAAGCGCCGTGCCGGTGATTTCTACCCGACGCCGTGGGCGGCTACGGAGGCGATGCGGCGGGCCTTGGACCTTCCGAAGCGCATCTGGGAGCCTGCCTGCGGTGACGGCGCTCTGGCGCGTGTTTTGGAGCAGCACGGGCACACCGTGACCTGCTCCGACATCGAACCGCGCATGGAGGGGGCCGCCAAGATCGACTTCGTGAAGCCCAACCAGAGCTTCACGGTGAAATCGACCGGCGGCTTTGCCATCGTGACCAACCCGCCGTTCAGTCTGGCGGAAGCTTTCATCCGCCGGGCGCTGTCCCTGACACCGCAGGTCGTGCTGCTGCTCAAGGTGAATTACTGGAATGCGGCCAGCAGGCTGGACCTGTTTGCGGATGCACCGCCCAGCCGAGTCCTGCCGCTGACATTTCGCATCGACGTGACAGGGCAGGGAAATCCGACTATGGATGTAAGCTGGTACGCATGGGGATTCGACGGCCCTGCCTTCATGCCGCTGCCGAAGCCCAAGGAAGAGCATGGACAGACCGCTGACCAATCCCGACACACTGGAGATAGCCAACATGCGGGAGGCCATCACGGGCTACGCGATACGGGCGGGGCAGGTGATCCTGATCTACGACTTCCTGAAGGTGGTGAAGATCCTCATGAAGATGCACAAGGCCACCCTGAATGACGCCATAGAGATGGCGGAAAAGATCGAAGAGGCGTGGTTTGGACCGGGCACGCCGATTGTCTTTCACGGCGCAACCCATGAAGAAATACAGGACATATTCAATGTCGGGAAACCCAGTACAATCAACTGACGAAGTGCTGAACAGCTTCACGGAGATCACGGAATGCCTTGGTCTTCTGGAGGTCTTGATGCGCGACCACGCCAAGGCCTGCAAGGAAGTGGTGACACCGCGCGCGGTCGAATTCTTTGCCGACCAGATTGGCCGCGCCTACATGGAACTGTGCGAGGCAATGAGCGACCTGAAGCTCGCAATGGATGTCGAGGCGCACAGGAATAGCTGATGGCCATCGTCCAGCTTCCGCAGATTGCGCGCCTGACCGGCAACGCCGCACCGATTGATTCGGGCGAGACCCTGCGGGCGATACAGAAGCGCAAGTGCGAGCAATCGCTGGCCTACTTCATCAGGAAGGCGTGGAGCATCATTGAGCCGGGCCAGCCCTACGTTCACGGCTGGCACATCGATTTCCTGTGTTCCCACCTTGAGGCCATCACGGCCGGGCTGGAGGTTGATAATACGATCTACAACCGGCTGCTGATCAACGTGCCGCCCGGCACCATGAAGAGCCTGACGGTCGGCGTGTTCTGGCCTGCATGGGAATGGGGGCCAATGAACATGCCGCACATGCGGTATGTCTGCGCCTCGCACAGTCAGGATCTCGCCATCCGCGACGGGCTGCGCATGCGCCGCCTGATCATGTCGGAGTGGTATCAGTCGAACTGGGGCGACCGTGTGATCCTGACCGGCGACCAGAACCAGAAGACCAAGTTCGAAAATCTGGCGACGGGTTTCCGGCAGGCGACGGCTTCGGGTTCGATCACGGGTGCCCGCGGCGACAGGGTTATCATCGATGACCCATTGTCCGTGGACGGAGCAAATTCGGATGCCATCCGGGCCAGCACCAACACATGGTTTCTTGAATCCGTCCCGACACGACTGAACAACCCGAAATCGTCGGCCATCGTCGTCGTTATGCAGAGGCTGCATGAAGAAGACGTGAGCGGCATCATCCTTGAGAAGGAGCTTGGTTACGATCACATCATGCTTCCCATGCGCTATGATCCGACGCGGGCGATGCCGACCAAGCTGGACTACAGCGACCCGCGCGAAGAAGACGGCGAGCTTCTGTTCCCGGAAAGATTTCCTATAGAGGTTGTTGACCGTGACGAAAAGGCGATGGGTCCATACGCCACGGCCGGTCAGTTCCAGCAGACGCCTGAGCCGCGGGGCGGTGGCATCATCAAGCGCGATTGGTGGCAGCTATGGGACGCCGACGCCTATCCCATGATGGATTTCGTCGTGGCCAGCGTGGATACGGCGTACACGGAGAAAACGGAAAACGACCCGTCAGCCATGACGATATGGGGAATTTACTCTCAAGACACCGTGGCGCAAGCCACCAAGGTGGTGGCGAAGAACGGGACGCTGCACGATTATTCGATGCAGGTCAGCCGCGAATATGCGGAGCAGCACCCCAAGGCGATGCTGATGCATGCATGGCATGCTCACCTGCCACTGCATGAGCTTGTGACCAAGGTTGCCGAAAGCTGCTCGCGCCTGAAGGTGGATTTGCTGTTGATCGAAGGCAAGGCGTCGGGCCTGAGCGTAGCGCAGGAAATCCGCAGGCTTTATGGCAGTGAACCGTGGGGCGTGCAGATCATCAACCCCGGATCTCAGGACAAGATGTCGCGCCTTTATTCGGTGCAGCACCTGTTCGCGGAAGGGCTGATCTTCGCGCCCGACAGGACGTGGGCAGATCAGGTGATCACCCAGTGTGCGCAGTTCCCGCGCGCCAAGCACGATGATCTGGTGGACACGGTGAGCATGGCGCTGCGCCACATGCGGACGGCCGGGATGCTGACCCGCGCGCAGGAACATCTGGAGAGTATCGACCAGATGAAGAAATCCCCGGTGAAGACGGCTCCGCTTTACGAAGTGTAGGAAACAGGGTAGAAGGGACGGGTTTGGACTTCCTCCCTGCTTTACTTGGCACCGGCCTTGGGTCCACCCGGTCGGTGCCTTTTTCCCGAATTGCGGCATCAAGGCATTGATGATACTATCCGGTCCCAAATTCCTTTGGGGAACCAACCATGCCAATGATGCCGGGCTTGTCGCCGTCGATTCGTCAGGTTTATCCTGAGCCGGAAAAGCTGACGGCTGGCGATACGGACATCACCATTCAGGATGCGGCCGAAGGCGAAGATCAGCCGGAAACAGACGATTCCGGCAACATCCTGTCCATCGAACACCCGGACGGCTCCCTCACCATCAGCATCGACGGCCAGCCGCTGGGCCACACCGGCATTGGCAGCAATTCGCGCAACCGCGATTGGTTCGATAATTTAGTAGATGATATTGACGCCATGGAACTGATGCGGATCTCCGAAGAACTGCTCCGCGGCGTGCGCGACGACATCACCAGCCGCAACGATTGGATTGAGAACCGGGCGACCGGGCTCAAGCTGCTGGGGTTGAAGCTTGAGGTTCCCGTTCAGAAGGGCACCGCGGAAGGCGCGCCGGTCGAGGGCATGAGCAACGTGAGGCACCCGCTTTTGCTGGAGGCCGTGTTGCGCTTTCAGGCCAATGCGCGCAGCGAGCTTCTGCCGACAGACGGCCCGGTCAAGATCCGCGAGGACAACAACAACGCCAATCAACAGTCCGACCAGATCGCCAATGCTCTGGAGCGCGACCTGAACCACTATCTCACCAGCACGGCCACGGAATACTACCCCGACACCGACCGCATGCTGCTGATGCTTGGCTTTGGTGGCACGGCCTTCAAGAAGATCTATTTCTGCCCGATCAGAAACCGGCCGGTGAGCGAAAGCGTGGATGCCGGTGACTTGATCGTCAATCAATCTGCCACCGACTTGGACAATGCCAAGCGCATTACCCATCGCATCATGATGCGGCCGTCCACCGTGAAGCGCATGCAGATCTTGGGCATCTACAAGGACGAAGATCTGGCCACGCCGCTGGCCGCGACACTCGACGGCGTCCAGCAGGAGAAGAACGAGATTCAGGGCGTCTCCGTCTCGACCATGAACCCCGAAGAGCGCGACCGCGAGATCTATGAGATCTACTGCGAACTGGACATCAAGGGCTTCCAGCACAAGCGCAAGGGCAAGGTCACCGGCCTTGAAATTCCGTATCGCGTGACCATCGACGTGTCGAGCCGCAAGGTTCTGTCCATCGTCCGCAACTACGACGAAGACACCAAGGATCTGCCGGAAGCCCGCGCCAATTTCGTCAAGTACACCTTCGTGCCGGGTCTGGGCTTCTACGACATTGGCCTGCTCCACATTCTGGGCAACACCACCAACGCCATCACCGCGGCGTGGCGCGAGCTTCTGGATGCGGGCATGTTCTCGAATTTCCCCGGCTTCCTCATGGCCGATACGGGCGCGCGCCAGAACACCAACATCTTCCGGGTTCCGCCCGGCGGCGGTGCACTGGTGAAGACCGGCGGCATGCCGATCAGTCAGGCCATCATGGCGCTGCCTTACAAGGAACCCAGCCCCGCCCTCATGCAGTTGGTGGAGAACATCGCACAGACCGGCCAGCGCGTCGGCGGTACGTCGGAGCTTCAGGTGGGCGAAGGCCGCCCTGACGCCCCTGTGGGCACCACGCTGGCCATGATCGAACAGGCCGCCAAGGTGCTGAACGCGGTCCACAAGCGCATGCATGCGGCGCAGGCTGCGGAGTTCACGCTGATCGTCCGCTGCTTCAAGGAAAACCCGGAAAGCTTCTGGCAGCGCAACCGCAAGCCGACGATGCCGTGGGATGAGCAGATGTTCCTGACGGCGCTGGAGCAGGTTGATCTGGTCCCGCAGGCGGATCCGAACACCGCCAGCCACGCCCAGCGCCTGATGAAGATCATGGCCCTGAAGCAGCTTCAGAGTTCCAACCCGAACCTGTATGATGCCGTCGCAGTAGACAAGGCCGCACTGTCGGCAATTGGCTGGAGCAATCCCGAACAGTTCATGGCCCCGCCCGACAAGCAGGACGAAACGCCGCCGGAAATCCTGAAGGGCATGGAGGAACTGAAGATCCAGCATCAGGAGGCCGACACCAAGGCGCAGGCTGCGCAGGCCAAGGCCGCGGTAGACCAGATGAATGCCAGTTCCAATCAGGTGAAGGCGCAGGCCGACCTGCTGAAAGCCCAGCAGCCCCCGGCCGGTGGCTTGGCCCCGCCGCAGGAAGATCCGACAAAGATCATTGGCCTGCATCTCAAGGCACAGGATCTGCAGTTCAAGCAGGAGCGCGCCGCGGCCGACGATCAGAACCGGGATCTCGACCGGCAGTCGGACGTGACGATGAAGAAGATGGATCTGGAGAGCGACAGCATCAAGGCTTCGGCAGAACGCGAGCATGACATGGCGATGCAGGGACGTGATCACCTGAGTGAGCATATCAAGCACGCTCACGAATTGATGGCAAAAACCAACTCGGAAGGCGAGGAGAAGTAACATGTCGGCACGGGACAGCGCATCAGGCTCAAGCGATTGGCGCGGCGGCGGTGGATCCATCAACAATGGTGGTGGAGGCACGGCCAATGGTGGGCTGGGCGGTGGACAGGGTGGCGGTCGTCCGGGTGGCGGCGCTGCTGTCAACGGCGGCTATGGCGCGAATTTTGGCGTCAACACCGGCACCCAGACCGGCACCACGGCGCGCAATTACACACCGCCTGCGCCCGTCGTCCGTGCGGTTCCCGCCTATCGGCCGCCGACAGTTGTTCCGCCGACAGTTGTTCCGCCGCCCCCGCCGAAGCCCGTGATTCCCCATTTCTGGTATCCAGCATCGGCCAACCCCTTCACGCAGCCCACGGTTACATACCCACCGTCGCCCAACCAATCCATGGAGGGCAACCCGACTGCGAAGCCCTACAACGCGGACAATGGATTTTACAAAGATGACCCCGCATGGAACCCGCGGGGAGATAATGAGAACCCGGCCGGTGTGACCCGCTCGCAGAAGGGTCCGTCCGAATTTGGGAACACGGGCCAGAACAACAGCAACGCTGGAGACAAGGGTAGCAACGGCGGTCACCCCTACAAAGCCGGTGGCGCTGTCCGTTCCGCGCTGCTCACGGTGCAGGGCCTGACCAAGAAGTCGGATGCCATCGTGCTGGACGCCAAGGGCCATATCCACTCGACCGGCCCGCTCAAGTCTGGCCCGGTCGTGCAGGTGATGTCGAACGGACAGGTGCGTCATGGCACGCTGAAGATCACTTGGGGTTCGTGACGCCACATGAATGGTGCGGACAAGATCTCGCAGGCGCTGAAGATCTCCGGGGCTATCGCCAAGCAGGCGGCACCCACTGAGGCGCAGAAGGCCGCCGGTAATTACCGGAAGCATCACGTCCGCATTCATGGTCTCGACATCGCGCTCGAAAACGTGAAGGGCGGGAAGCGGTCTGGCGTCGGCCACAACGGCAGGCGTTGGACCGTGACCATGCCTGCGCACTACGGCTACATCAAGCGCACCGAAGGCGCGGACGGCGACCACGTCGATGTCTACGTCGGCCCTGATCCGGCATCGTCGCACGTCTATGTGGTCGATCAGAAGGACGCGGAGACCGGCAAGTTCGATGAACACAAGGTGATGCTGGGCTTTGCATCAGAGGCTCAGGCGCGCGCGACCTACATCCGCGGCTTTTCGGACGGCAAGGGCGCGCAGCGGATTCAGTCGATCAAGCCCATGAGCATCGACCAGTTCAAGGATTGGCTGAAGCATGAGGACACCACGAAGCCTGCAGGGCGCGAGGAGAGATCGACCGGCGGCCGTCTCGACCTGAAGCACGCGGCCGAAGCCCGCAAGCGCGCGCCGGGGCAGATCCACCCGTCGAAGTACATGCCCGGCGTGCCGCGGCAGGTGCATGCGGATGGTGGCAAGGTGGATGACCACACGGAAACGCCCGAATTCAAAAATTGGTTCAAGAAAAGCCGGGTAGTAGACAGGAATGGCAAGCCTCTTGTTGTGTACCACGGCACGCCCAACGGTGATTTTAAGGTTTTCAGGACATCCCAACACGACGAAACGGCATTGCCCGGAATTGCTTTCTCTCGGCATCGTGATGTTGCGGAAAACTACGCTCACAACCGTTATGACCGCGGTGATGGTGGTGCGCCAAATCCAACAGTAATTCCGGCCTATATTCAATCCGACAATCTTCCCAGCATCATGGGCTTCTACAATGATGTAGAAGGGCACTATGGGCGCGAACTGCCCGACATTTCAGAGCAAGAGATATTGCACTACGCGAAGGCAAATGGCATTCGCGCACTTGACACTTCAGAGATTGGTGAACCGGGAGAAATCTTTGTTCTGGATCCAAGTGCCATCAAACATGCCACCGATAATAGTGGACACTTTACCCCGGAAAATCCCGACATCACGAAGGCCGAAGGCGGCGGCGTGGACGATGATGGTGGCTTCGACGTGTACCATGGCAGCCCACATGATTTCGATAGCTTCGATGTCAACCGGATAGGATCCGGCGAAGGCAACCAGATGTTTGGCCACGGGCTTTACTTTGCCGATAGCGAAGACGTGGCAAGGAACTATAGGAATAATCTCGCGGCCAAAGCAGATCCCAAGCTCGCCGTTGGTGATGTTGTTCACAAGATCATCAGGGGCGGAATCCAGCCCAGCAGCAAGGAAGACGTGCTGCATCGCCTGTGGAAGGCGCGCCTTGAGTTTCAGTCGGACAATCCCAATGACAAGTGGACGCCCAAACTGACGAATGACACGCTGGACAATTCCGCGCTGGGCCAGATGTTCCCAAGCAAGGAATTGAAGGAGTGGGCCGACAAGGAGATCCGCGGCAAGAACCTTGAGCTTCCCACCAAGGGATACATGTACCATGTCCGGGTGAAGGCGAAGCCTGAAGAGTTCTTTGATTGGGACAAGCCCGTCGCAGAACAGCATGAGAAGGTGAAGCGGGCCATTGCGCCATTCTTCCCTGAAGGCATTCCTGAGAAGGATGACCGCGGCATTCCGTTCAGGGGCGGGGATCTCTATCACCGGATCCTGCATCGCTCCAGCGGCGTCATGCATGGCCATGTGATAGACAAGGCTGGGATTGAACCACAGGTTTCCGGCGGCTCGGCAGAGCGCCTGAGCAGGTATCTGCACAAGATGGGCGTGCCCGGCATCAGGTATCTGGATGCAGCCTCGCGCGTGCGTGGCGCAGGCACCCGGAACTATGTGATCTTCCACCACGACACTCTGGATGCGCCGCGCAAGTATGCCGAAGGCGGCGAGGTCCACTTCGAACCACCGCGCCTGTTCCACGGCACCGATCACCCGGACAGGATTGGAGAGCTAGATCCGTTCATCTCGCACGACCAGCTTGGCGTTCATCTGGGCGACGAGGACACTGCAAATCAATTTGCCAAGCGCATGGATTACGATCCACGGGCCAACAAGACTCGGTCGCCGCGCGTCATCCCGGTCGATGCGCAATTCAAGAAGTCGCTTCGGCTGGAAGACACCAACGGAACGTGGGAACCCAGTGTCGTCTATCGCCAGCTTGTTACGAAGGGGTTGGAGAAGCATGACCCCGCACTGGAAGAGCAGTTGACCAACATGGAGCAGGGCGCAAATGACGACGGAGTCTGGAGCGGAAATGATCGTCTGACCAAGCAGCGGCAGGACGAAGCCATCGGGATCATCCACGACATGATCAGGAAGCACGGCTGCGACAGTGTCGTGTACCTGAACCGGCATGAACTGCCACACGCCGCGAGCAAGCGGCTGGAAAATCATCATTTGCCGCGCCACAAGCTGAACAAGCTGTCCGACGAAGAATTCAAGGCAGAATTCCCGGAGGCGCGGGACAGTTATATTGCTCTTCACCCGGATCAATTGCGGTCTCCCTTTGGTAAAGGGCGTGGAGTTGGGTACGCAAAAGGCGGATCTACTGGTCTTTTACTTGAGGGCGTGGACAAATTGGTCAGAAAAGCTATGATGACGGCGCGAAACACGGGTTCCCGGTCATGAATTATGCAGATCCCATTGCAAAAGCGATGCGTCTTGCCCGGCAACCCGGCAAGAGGGGTGGATACGCGGATGGCGGCATGCCTGATGTGTCCTCCCGGACCATCATTGGCGGCGGTTTGGACCGCCCACAGCCCCCGCTAAGGCCCAGAATGCCGTTCAACGTGGCCCCGCCGCAAATGGGCATGGGGTCCAGCATCCCGATTCCGACCGGCAAGAAGACGGAGCCGGGCACAGTCACCACGAAAATGCTCGCGGACGCCTTCGACCGGGCAATTACCCACCATTTGTCGCTCCCCCCGGCCGAAAGGGCTGCAAATTCGCAGAAAGCGGCCAACGCAGTTGCCGAATATGTCGGGCGCGACCAGAATCGCAAGCCAATTTCGCTGCTGGGCAAGAATGCCAAGCTCATGAAGACGGAAGACGGCTACAAGGGCGAAAAGCCGGTGCAATATCACGACGGCCGCGGCATTGAGGCCGCCGGTTTGGCTCTCGCGCCTGCTTTCCAAGAAGGAAAGTTCACCACCTGCCCGAATTCCGCGCCCTGCAAGGACGAATGTCTGGGCAAGACATCCGGCAACTACTTCAAACTGGGTGGCGGACAGGATCTTTCCGAATTCAAGGGTCCGCGCCTCAACAGCCTGCGCAAGACGCTGGCCTTCCTGCGGGATCCAGAGAGCTTCGCGGTCAAGCTGCATGACGAGATCACCGAAGCGAAGAATCAGGCCGCCGGAAACGGCAACATGCTGGGGGTGCGCCTGAACGTGCTGTCGGACATCAACCCGCGGGTCCACAAGTCGATCATTGAGAACCACCCGGACGTGGCTTTCTACGATTACACCAAGAACAACACCGACCCCATCGCACCCAATCACCACTACACCTATTCGTCGTCCGGCATTTCGCATCACAAGGCTGAGAACGGCGACGATGTCCACAACTCGAACAGCAACTGGACATCGATGCGCCGTCGTCTGGATGGCGGTTACAATGTTGCCATGGCCTTCACCGACAAGGAGCATCTGCCCAGCACCGTGAAGGACACGGAGACAGGCAAGACCTACAAGGTCATCAACGGCGACACGCATGATTTCAGGCCGCTTGACATTCAGCCGGAAGGCGCTGATGGCGTGATCGTTGGTTTGAAGAACAAGAAGGCGACCGGCAAGATCGAAGAGTCTCACAAGGACTCGAAAGGCTTCTTCGTCAAGTATGATCCGGGCCGGATCAAGACTCCGAAGGGCACATGGCAGCGCGATGCGTCTGACAAGATCTCGCCTACGACGGGCAAGGTAATGCTGGGTCCAACCGTTGCGACGAATCGCACGGTCATGATCGGCAAGCAGAAGTGATGGAGAGAGCGATGAAGCATGACAAGCGACTGAACAAGGAAGACTTCTACCACCAGTTCCACAATTTCCATGCTGTCAGCACGGAACATGCGGACAATCGCGAGCCGTATCCAAGGAATGGAGAAGTCGGGCAGGTTGGCCCGGCCGTTCATTTCAGGAAGGATCACGCCAAGGCGCATCCGAAGCATCACATCCCAACTCACCGATTCGGCGCTGACGCTGTCCAGAAGGCCGTGGATCTTGCAAGGCAGCACAAACGGGGACGCCCGTAACCACCTAGCTAGGAGACGGCAATGAGCGAGATGTCGAAGAAGGCCCGCGGAGCGATGAAAGAGCGCGCCCAGCGGCGTGCCGGGAACCTCAACAAGGATGACATCGACGCATCCGGTTGGCGCGAGCCGGTCATGCTGACCAATCAGAAGACTGGCGCTCGCCCGATCTCCAAGCGTGCGTTCAAGCGCGGCGGCAAGGTGAACCTGAAGGCCGAAGGCGTGGCGAGCAAGAAGAACGCCAGCCAGAAGCCGCGCGCCTCCGGTGGCCGCGCCAAGAATGACAGCACCTACGGCGTCTCGACTCCGCTGCGCCTGAAGAAGACCGTCACCGGTTCGAACCCGAACAAGCAGGCCAAGGTCTACAAGAACCCTGATTGGAACGAATATCAGGTCAAGCACTATGAGAACGGCAAGCACTTGTCGAAGGCCGACGCGCACACCGACGATCTGGACGATGCAATGGGCACGGCCAACGAATTCGTCAACAAGAAGCGCGGCGGGTCCGTCCACGAAAAAGGCTGCACCTGCAAGGCCTGCTGCGGCGGCGGTGCCGTCAAGAAGCGCGCTGACGGCGGCGAGGCTGATAAGTATTCTTCATGGAGCAAGGAAAAGCTGAAGGATTACATGGAATCCTTGCCAATGGGGGCAAGGGATGATTCCGCCGCAAAAAAACAAAAGTCACGCAACGCGAAGGCGATGGATTCATATTATCAGGAACAGAGCCGCCAAGAACGTAGCTTCCGCAATAACAAGGGTCGTCCTGCCAAGGCTTCCGGTGGCGATGTCGAGGATGTGCCGGATGCGCTGAACCCGCGCTACAGCGAAGAAGCCGTCAACAAGTCCATCGCCTCTTCGAACCGTTCTGGCCGGAAGATCGGCAAGAAGGAAGCGGCGATGATCCACTCGCTGCTCAAGGGCCGCACCGGGCGCAAGGCCGGTGGCAAGGTCGAGGAAAACGTCAACAACGGCACCCGTCCGACCGGCGGCCGCGTTGCCAAGTTTGGCGGCGGCAGTCTCGGTGGCATGGGCATGGGTGGCGGGAAGGGCGGCGGTATGGGCGGCATGGGGATGCCTGCCGGTGGCATGGGGCGCGGCAACGGCATGCCTCAGACCATGGGCGGAAACCCGCCTGTCGGTTCAAACCCCGCCATGGGCGGCATGGGCCGCGGTCAAGCGCCCATGCCCTTGCCTATGCCTCGCGGCGGTTTTGGCCGTGGCCAACCTCCGCAGACCGGCGGTCCCGGACCTGCCTTCAATCCCCCGCCCGTGACCGGTGGCCCCGGTCCGACGTTCAACGCTGGCAGCTTGCCCGGCATGGGGGATGCGGCCAGCAACCCCCCGGCAATGATAGCCCTTGGCGACAATCAGCCCCCGACCTTCGATACATCGAATGCCATCCCGCTCAAGCGTGGCGGCCGCGCGAAGAAGACTGTCGGCGGCCCCCTGAGCGATGTTCTCGACTTGGGGGCCATCAAGCAGGGGATGAAGGACAACGGTGCCACGGGAGGCCTGATGGGCCTCATGGGCGTACCGAACATGGCCGACCGTAACATTGGCGGCATGTCCGGGGGTCGCAAGACCGGCGGGCGGGTTGCTCGCGCCACTGGCGGCAAGACCAAGGCCAAGGGCAAAGGCAAGACCAACATCAACATCAACATCAACACGGCACCCAAGCCGCCCATGATCCCGCCCATGCCTATAATGCCTCCCATGGGGGCAGGCGGCCCGCCGCCGGGCATGGATGCTGGTGGCCCTCCCATGGGCGCACCGCCGCCGGGGATGCCTCCCATGGGCGCTGGTGGCCCGCCGCCGGGCGCTGGTGGTCCTCCCATGGATGGACCTCCTCCCGGTCTGGCTGCCATGATGGGGCGCAAGGCCGGTGGCCGGGTTCGCTCTGGCCCCAACGCCATTGATAAAAACATACATTGGGGCGGTGGCGGCGGTATGGGTCGCCTTGCGAAGATGGAGATCCAGAAGCGCAAAAGAGAGGAATAGCAGGTCAGTAGTCATGCGCTGACCTGTTGGTGGGGGTGGGATGTCTCTCCAGCGTTCCACCCCCATATAAAGCTGGAGAGCTTGGAGAGAAAATGGAGAGACTTGAACGAGAACTGCGCAAGCTTATCGATGCGCGCATCGAACAGCTTCGCGATGATGTCGCTGCTGGCCTTTTGAACGACATGGCAGAGTACAAGAGGCAGACGGGACAGATAGATGGCCTTCGGGCTGCGCTGGATCTTATGGATCAGGCGATTTCGAACATCAACAAAGGATAACTGGAGAGCAGAATGTCGATTATGCCTATGATGCATGAAGTGGATCCGGCAGAGGATCTGCGCAACAAGATCGGAGACATTTCAGGATTCAACCTGATCGGCCCGAAGGTTTTGTGCGCAATCTACCTGCGACCGGAAAAGACCAAGGGTGGCATCATCATCACGAACAAGACCCGCGATGAGGACATCTATCAGGGGAAGATCGGCCTCATCGTGAAGACCGGCGTCAACGTGGGCGCGGATCGCGAATGGTTTGGCGACACCAAGCTGGAAGTCGGCGCATGGGCCGGGTTCCGTGCATCTGATGGCTACTCGCTCATCGTGAACGGTGTAAACTGCCGGATCCTTGAAGATGTCCGGGTTCAGTGCATCGCTTCTCACCCCGATCTCATCTGGTAAGGAGATACCAATGGCCGAAGACAACGAGACAATCGAAATCGAAGTGAAGGATGATGCCGCGCCCAAGGGTGACGATGTCGTCATTCAGGATGCTTCCGACGACAAGCCGAAGAAGCGCGAGATCAGCCCGCGCGAGGGCATTCAGGAACTCAAGGAGCGCCTGAACCTTGAACGGCAGGCCCGCGTCGAGGCGGAAAACCGCGCGCAGAACGCGGCGAACCAAGCCCACCAGATGCACAACGAGGTCGCTAACAACCAGTACCAGCTTATCGGCAACACGCTGGATTTCGTGAAGCAGGAACGGGCGAACCTGAAATCGGCCTACAGTCAGGCGCTGGCGGCCGGTGATTTCGATGCAGCCGCGGAGATCAATGACCGCATCGCTGACATTGCCGCCAAGATGCAGGATCTGGAGAACGGCAAGGCCGCCATGGAAGCGCAGGCACGCCAGCCCGCGCAGCCGCCCCAGCAGCCGCAGCACAGCGATGTTGTCGAGGCCTTTGCCTCGCAGCTTACGCCGCGGTCTGCTTCGTGGGTCCGGGCGCACCCGGAGTACGTCAGGAACCCGCGCCTGAACCAGAAGATGATTGCCGCTCACCAGATGGCTCTGGCTGATGGCATGGAGGCCGATACGGATGAGTATTTCGGCTACGTCGAAGACATGCTGCAGGTGAAGAACCAGCCGCATCGCGACAGCGGCGATGATCCCATGTCGGGGGCATCGAAGCCTGCACAGCGCCGGTCGTCTCCCGCGGCGGCCCCGGTGAGTCGCAACATGAACAGCAGCGGCACCAAGAGCAACGTGGTCACGCTCACCCCTGAGATGCGCGAGATCGCCAAGAACTTGGGCCAGACGCCCGAAGAGTATGCGAAGAACCGGCTTGCGCTCATCCGCGAAGGCCGCATCAACGGAGACAACTGATGGAGAGAAATATGGAAGACGAAACCCCGATTGCCGAAAGCAAGAAGAAGACATCTTCGCTCAAGTCCGCGAAACAGCGCGCGGAGGAGATCAGGAAGCACATCGGTGACCTTGATGAGGGCACCGACGATTTCTATGTGGACCCGAACAAGATCCCGGACGGCTGGTCCTACGAATGGAAGCGGTTCACGGTGCTGGGTCAGGAAGACCCTGCCTATCAGGTCCAGCTTCGCCGCGTGGGCTGGACCCCGGTGCCTGCCAGCCGCCACCCGGAGATGATGCCTGCCGACAGCAAGGACGAAGTTGTCATGCGCAAGGGCATGATCCTGATGGAGCGCCCGCAGGAGATCTCGGACGAAGTCCGCTCCATCGACAAGAAACGGGCGCGGGATCAGGTGCGTGTCAAGGAACAGCAGTTGAATGATGCCCCTCCGGGGCAGTTTGACCGCAAGAACAAGGACACATCGCTCGCCAAGGTGAAGAAGTCCTACGAGGCTGTGCCGATTCCCGAAGAATAAGCCACCGGACAGCAAGTAATCGAAGCCCGTGTTTCACATGAAACACGGGTTTTTTCTATGCAAAATCCCGATATATTGACTTGCCGACAGTTTTGGTGCTTATTGCTGCAATCTTCCCCCCGGCGTGGGAAGTAAAACAATATCCCCGGTTCTCCGTCGCCCCGGTGCGCGACCTTAGAGACCTCCCTGAAATAAGGATAGACCTATGGCGAACACTTTCGCGCCGAACGGGTTCTCCCAGTACAGTGGTGCCGGATCGTCTCCGACGTATGAGATCATCACGATGGCCATTGCCAACGGCAATACCAACCCGATCTTCAACAACGACCCGGTCGTGCAGGCTGCCAGCGCCACTGGTGTCGGCACCGGTTACGTCACTCAGGCCTACGGCCCCGTCACCCTGACGGTCGGCGCTACGGCAATCACCACCAGCGCCTCCGGTGTTCTGACGGTGACCTTTACCGGCGCGACCACCACCAGCGGCGCGGCCCCGCCCGCAACGCCCAATGCTTGGGCACCTCCGATTGGTTCCACGCTGATCATCAACGGTTCGACGGCAACATCCGCCAACCTGAACGGCGTCTATACCATCACGTCGTCCAGCACGACCACGGCCGTCGTCGCCAACAGCGGCGCGACGATCAGCGCTACGTCCACTGCTTCCGGCACTGTGACGGTGATCGTGCCCATCGCGGGCATCTTCAACGGCTGCCAGTTCCTCTCCGCTGCTACCAAGCGGCAGGAGTGGTTCTCCTACTGGCCCGGCTCCGGTGCCACGGGCGACATCCAGTGCAAGGTCATCACCGACCCGAACGCTCGATTCATCGTCCAGACCGGCAATTCGAACACCACGGCCACGGCTGTGGGTCTCGCATCGGTCGGCCAGAATATCAGCTTCAACTTCAACGATTCCACGGCGACGGGCGAAACCAACGGCAATACGCTGAGTGGTCAGTCCACCTTCTTCGCGGACCAGTTCTCGCTGATCGCCAACTCGGCAGCCGGTCCTGCGGCGAACGCCTTCCTGCCTTTCCGCATCGTCGGTCTGGCAAACTACATCCCCGGTCAGACCAGCCCGCTGGTCAGCATCAACGGGAACGACTCAACTTCGGGCTACAACGCAATCATTGTTGGCTTCAACAATGCAATGCCGCGTAACACGGCTGGCATCTAAGAGGAGCATGGACAATGGCTGTTAACCTTTCTGCCATCAAAGACCTCCTGCTCCCCGGTCTCCGCGGAGTTGAAGGCAAGTACGAGATGATTCCGTCTCAGTACGACAAGATCTTCACGAAGCACGATTCCAAGATGGCCTTGGAACGTACCGCTGAAATGCGGTATCTCGGCCTCGCGCAGTTGAAGACCGAAGGCGGTCAGACCGCTTTCGACAACGGCGCTGGCGAACGCTACGTCTACAATCAGGAGCATGTGGAAATCGGTCTGGGTTACGGCATCACCCGCAAGGCGATTGACGACAACCTGTACAAGACCCAGTTCCACCCGTCGAACCTTGGTCTCATCGAAAGCTTCCAGCAGACGAAGGAGATCTACGCGGCTTCGATCCTGAACACGGCAACTACCTACAACGCATCTGTCGGTGCTGACGGCGTGGCGCTCTGCTCCACCGCCCATCCCATCGACGGCGGCGTGGTTGCCAACCGCCCGGCTATCGACGTTGATCTGAACGAAGCCACGCTGCTGAATGCGATGATCTCAGTCCGCACGAACTTCAAGGATCAGGCCGGTCTGAAGGTCTTCGCCCGCGCCCGCAAGCTCATCGTTCCCCCGCAGATCGAACCCGTGGCCATCCGCCTGCTCAAGACGGAACTGCGCCCCGGCACCGCGGACAACGATGTGAATGCAATCCTAACCACGGCCGGCGGCCTGCCGGAATCGTTCATGACGAACGACTTCCTCACGTCTCCGCGCAACTGGATGCTGCTCACCAACATCGACGGCCTCGCCTACATGGAGCGCATCAAGTTCGAAACCGACATGCAGGTGGATTTCGTAACCGACAACCTTCTGGTCAAGGGCTACGAACGCTACAGCTTCGGCTACTACAACTGGCGCGCCCTCTGGGGCTCGTTCCCGGCTTAATGATGGTCCCGGCCCCCTCAGAGATGAGGGGGCCTTAAAAAAGGAGTACCCAGATGGGTGCATCTCATTTTACTGGACCGCTCATCGCCGGTCCCATCTTGCAGTCGTCGGGCACCACGCCGGGGCAGAACTTGGCTGATGTCGGCTATTGCGTCATGGCGCAGTCGTCCGCTCAGGTTCAGTCTGGTTCCGTCACGACCGCGGTGACAACGAGCATCGTCATCCCGGCCTACAGCACGATTGTCGGCATCAACGTTATCGTCTCCACGGCGTGGACCGGTACGTTTACTGTCGGCACGACTGCGACCGCTACTGAACTCGTCGGCACTGGTGGCACGATCACCGCTGTCGGCAACGTGGCGTTCCCGCCCACCACACAGGCCAACGCTCTCCTCTGGGCGAACGTCGGCGCGACGGATGTGCAGATCTTCTACAAGCCAGCCTCCACCGGTTCCGGTGTCAGCCAGCTTGTGGTGACGTACATCCAAGCCATCAACGCCCCGTAATCCTAGGAGGATCAAATGAAGGGTCGCAAAGGTAACAAGAAGTCCATGCCCGGCAGCGAGATTGGCGGTCAGGGCGACAAGGCTTTCCAGAAGGATCTCAAGGACACGTCCACCAAGACGAACAAGGGCGAGCCGATCACGGAAGCCCTTGAGCGCAAGGCTGGTGGCGTGGCTGCTCGCAAGAACGGCGGTCGCGCTGCTCGCAAGTCCGGTGGCCGCACGGGGTCCAACCTGAACCCGCTGTCGTCTGCCCATGCCGGTACGCCCGCCAAGGGCCGTAGCAGCAAGAACCGCTACGATTGATTGGGCGCGGGGCTTCGGCCCCGCCTCTCTTTCGCTGCTCGATTCATGAAAGAGTGAGGTCACGCACATGCGGCCGATTGTAGTGGCCACGACTGATGCATCCGGTGGCGCGACAAGTTCGCCCATCGTGGCAATCGATACTTGGACGGACCCCGTCAATGTCGCCGTTGCGGTTGTCGTGACCGGCACGGTCAATTTTACGACCCAGTACACCTACGATGACATCTCCGCTCCCACGTTCAGTGTGGCCACCGCCACATGGTTCCCGCTGGCAGCCCTGACCGCCAAGATCGCGACGACGGAAGGTTTCATCACGCAGCCTGTTACCGCCGTCCGCACCGTCCAGAACTCCGGGAACGGATCCACGCTCACGACAGTCCTGCAGGCAGGCGGCAACGGCAGTTGGTAACAAGGAGCCACAATGACGACCAGCGGCTCCTACGGCTTCAACCCTTCTCTTGGTGAGCTTGTTCTATACGCCTACAACATCATAGGCGTACGGAACACGTCTCTACTGCAAGAGCATATGACCGCCGCCCGCATGGCAACAAACATGATGCTTTCGCGGTGGTCGAACCAAGGCGTGAACCTGTGGAAAGTGGATCTGGAGATCGTCCCGCTTGTCGCTGGGCAATCGGTCTATGCCGTGGATCCCTCGACGGTCGTCATCCTCGACGCCTATGTGACCATCGACAACGGCAATGGCTACCCCATTGATCGCACGATCATGCCTGTCAGCAGGACAGAGTATGCGAGCTACCCGAACAAGAACCAGCAGGGGTTCGTAACTACCTTCTGGTTCGACCGGCTGAATAGCGGCAGCGACATGG